TTTGAAACTAGGGAAGGTGATGCTGATGAAAATCAAGGAGCTAAAGTATCTGCTACAACTCCTAAAGCAACACCCCCACAGGCTAAAGGCGCAGGCCCAACACCAAACTTTACAACTGTTGCTGATCTAACAGCTTCTGCTACAGGCAAGAACCCAACTGGCAATAAACCAGTTAATGAGGCTGCCCCCAAAGTTGATTATGATAATCAATTGGCAGTGGGTAAGTATATTCATAAGAAAACCGGCCATAAAGTATATTTTGATGGTGACGATATGGTACATGAAAAATCAGGTCGAACCGTCACTAAAATGTGTGGGAAAAAGGACACACTGCAGATGAACTAGCATAACATGTAAATAAATTTATGAGCAAGAACGAGGAAATAGAAAGCGAAGATGTTGAAGCCGAAGATACTTCTGAAATCGAAGCCATTGATCTTTCTCCTATTTTCGGAGATGATCTATCAGAAGAATTTAAGAATAAAGCTACATCTATTTTCGAAGCAGCAGTAATTGCTCGTGTTAACCATGAGATGGAAAAGATTGCTGAACAGCTTGAAGCAAAATACGAAGAAGATTTTGCTGAACTTAGAGAAGGTATGGTTGAGAAAATCGATTCATATCTAAACTATGTTGTTGAACAATGGATGGAAGAAAATGAATTAGCTCTTGAGTCTGGTCTTCGTACAGAAATCGCAGAAGACTTTATTAGCGGACTTAAGAATCTATTCAAGGAACATTACGTAGAAGTTCCTGAGGAAAAATATGATGTTATTGGTGAGTTACAAGCTAAAGCCGAAGAGCTAGAGCAGAAGTTAAACGAAGCAATCAATATTAATGTAGAACTTAATAGTGAAGTCGTTGAACTAAAGCGCAAGTCTATTCTAGAGGATTTGTCCAGAGATTTAGCAGACACCGAAACTGTTAAATTGCATAAGTTAGTTGAAGGTATTGCTTTTGATAACGAAGATGTTTATGCAGATAAAGTCGCTGTTATCAAGGAAAATTATTTTCCAAAAGGCAAGACAAAAGTAACTGAAGCCGCAACAAGTCAAACTTTAGTTGAAGATGCATCACAAGCAGTTGACAATACTTTAGTCGAATCTACTCCTAGTACTGTCGCAGCTTATGCACAAGCACTATCAAGATCAATTAAACGTGCTTAATTTTATAAATATCAAAAAGGTTTCGTTCATAGGAGAACCAAATGTTTTTATCTGAAAATCTACAACAAAAGTGGGCAGCAATTCTGGATCATCCAGAACTCCCACAAATCAAAGATTCTTATAAGCGCCAGGTAACTAGCGTTCTTCTTGAGAATCAGGAAAAGGCTTTACGTGAAGAGCGTCAAGCACTTTTCGAAACACCAACCAATAACATTGCTCAAGATACAGCTGCAATTCAAAAGTATGATCCAATTATGATTGGTCTAGTACGTCGTGCTATGCCAAATCTAATGGCATATGACATTTGCGGTGTTCAGCCAATGACAGGCCCAACAGGCTTGATCTTTGCAATGCGTTCAATGTACGGTGGTTCTGGAGATACTCGTTCCAATACTGAGACACGTGTTGAAGCTCTATACAACGAAGCTGATACAGATTGGTCAGGTGCTGGTACTCACTCTGGTGCTATTGCTAACATTCTAGCAACAGGTACATATACAACTGGTACAGCAAATACATTGGCTGCTGTTGAAGCTGCTCAAGATTTTGCCGAAATGTCTTTCAGTATTGATAAGACAACAGTTACAGCTAAATCACGTGCTTTGAAGGCAGAGTACACAGTTGAATTAGCACAAGACTTGAAAGCAATTCATGGTCTTGATGCTGAAGCTGAGCTATCAAATATTCTTTCGCAAGAATTTATGTTTGAGATCAATCGTGAAATCGTTCGCTTGATCTACAAAGTAGCTAAGACAGGATCTCCTGCTACAGCAAGCGCAGGCACATTTGACCTAGACGTTGATTCAAATGGACGTTGGTCTGTAGAGCGCTTCAAAGGTCTTCTATTTAATATTGAGCGCGATGCTAATCACATTGCTCAAGATACTCGTAGAGGAAAGGGCAACTTCATCGTATGTTCAGCAGACGTAGCTTCTGCATTAGCAATGTCTGGTGTTCTAGACTATGCTCCTGCTCTAGCATCAAATGCTAATTTGAACGTTGATGATACAGGCAATACTTTTGCTGGTGTTCTAAATGGTCGTTTCCGTGTTTACATCGACCCATACACTGGTAACCTAGGTGCTTCAAATCAGTTCTATGTAGTTGGTTATAAGGGTGCTAGCCCATATGACGCAGGCTTATTCTACTGCCCATATGTTCCACTACAAATGGTACGTGCAATTGATCCTAACAGCTTCCAGCCAAAGATTGGCTTCAAGACACGTTATGGTCTAATTGCTAACCCATATGTTACTACAGCTGCAGGTGCTAACGATGCAGATAGCTTCACAGCTAACCG